TACTCCGTGCGGAGCCAGCGGTTCACGTGGTGGTCCACGATACCCTCGGTATCCTTGCGGAACCGCTCGAAGGACTTGACGTTGCCGTCTTCGTCGAGCAGTTGCGAAGCCATATCCCGGCCCATCCTGTGGGCCTTGAATGCCGAGAACACCTCCGCATTGTTGCGCAGCTGCTGCCGGAACCCGCTATCTGGATCCGACGTCTGGTACCCGGTCTCCACGGCGGAGGTCATGATGCGGCGCACCTCGCTGAACAGCCCGGGGTCTATCTGCCTGCGGGCGTCGAGCTGCCGGCTCTGGATGTTGCGCAGGGCCTGCTCAATGATCTTGGAGTCGAAGGTGAATGGAACGGACGTCTTGTGGTCTGCATCCTCCACTTCGCCGTACAGGGCATCGACTACCAGTCTAAATCCGCCCCGCTGCCCTGCAGGGCCCTCACGAAAAAACCGACGATCCGGTTGACGGCGTTTTTCTTCTTTTTGTTTTTTTTTCGCTTTTCAGGATCCTGACCCGGCGCGATATCTGTGGATCCTTTTGTCTTTTGGTCGCCTTCCTTGGGGTCATCGTCATCATCATCGTCACCATCATCGTCCCCTTGAAGCGCCGCAGGGGCGGCGTGCGCCCGCTTCATTTCCTCCTTCATCTCCTCGTAGTTTTCCGGCTTGGGGATGCCGAACTCCTCATAGAGATAGTCGTCGGAGATGGGCAGCTCGAGGTCGTTTTTGAGCGTCTTGAGCACGTTGGCCTTTTCCAAAGTGTTCTTGCTCTTCGGCGGCACGAAAAAGAACTCGCCGCCGGTGGTGTCCACGCCCAGCTGGGCGAAGATCTCCGTCATCTCGTAGTTCAGGGTGTTCAGGATGCTCAGCTTCATAAAGAAGTTGATATCCTCTTCACCCTCTTTCTGCACTGTGCCGAGGGCCTGCGTCCCTTTGTCCCCGGCTTCGGTGGTCAGTGTGTTGCCGGTGACAGCCTTGCTGATCTCGTTGTTGCAGAATACGCCGAGCTTCTCATAGAGGTCGCCGCCGCCTGACACGTTCTGTGCCTGGATCAGTTTCAGTTCGGTGTCGCGGGGGTGAACGATGGCTCCGGCGCCCGCCAGGGCGTCGATGTCGTTGAGCAGCTTCTGCCGGGCATTCTCATCCCAGGCGTCATAGGTGCCCTCCTTGACGGGACGTCCGAATATCTCGGCGAAGTCGGCCCAGTCGCCGACGTTGTTGCGTTTGAGGATCACCCAGAAAGCGGGGACGGCCAGCGAGCCGATTTGCCGGGGGTCGCCGATATACAGCAGGTCACCGAACTCATCCCAGCTTTCACCGGTCAGGTCGTCCTGGTTGCGGAGGATCGTGCGGTTGATTGCATCGACATGCTGGCGCGGCACAAGGTAGTAGTTGATCCAGCCGCGCTCATCCCGGTAAAACTGGAAAAGCGAACCGCCGACGCCTTCCCATTCCGCATCGATCAGGTCGCCCAGGAACCGAAGGAACCAGGGGGATTTGATGTGTTCGGCCATCGTTTCATCGACCTTCCCGTTACGCATGAACTGGATCGGTGTTGAAAGGATGGCGGCCTTCTGCTTCCTCAGCACCGAAAACAGGTGGCTGTCGAGCTTCACATCCTTGTACAGGTTCACGAGCTTGGAGCGCATCGGGTAGTCCACGGCTTCCGCCTTGCGTATGGCGTCCATATAGACGCCGATGTCGAGGCCTCCGCGCCGGGTGGCGGTCAGGAGGATTGTTTGGGTGGGAGTCATCCCGACGTGCCCGCCGGCGGTGATCCTGTTTTTTTTCTTCTTGCTCATATCAGAAACGGTTTACTCTCTTGGGATTGCTCTTCATCTGGAACTCCGACCGGGTGTCGCCGTCCTCTTCCTCGAGGCGGTCAAGCCCCTCTACGGTCACATCCCCATTCTGTACGCCTTTCAACCACTCTACGGCTCGGTCATAGCGGTCGATCCGGGTCTGGGTCATCAGGCCCTCGCGGATGGAGCACAAGTGATAGATGGCGATGTCTTTGGCGAACATCAGGACCAGGCTGTGACGTTCATCGCCCGTCTTGTTGAATTCGGCGTCTATCTGGTAACGCCCGGCAAGGTATCCGCGTATCTCTTCGATCGCCTGGTTCTCGACGATTTCGAGGATCTGCGGGTCATCGCCCACGACACGGTCGATGAATTCGCCGCGGATGGCGGACGGGTAGTCCTCGCGTGTGATGTAGTTGGTCTGCATGTCAATATCGGTTTTTGGAGTGGCGCCGCACCATGGATTTCCGCGAGATGGATGACGGCGGCGTCAAGGCCAGCAGCTTCTGGTCTATGAGCCAGTTGCCGCCCTCGAGGCAGTCCATCCCGTCCGCGTGGAACGAGAGCGCCATTGTGAAATACTTGAATTCTTCGGCCAGCAGCGCCATATTCGGATCTTCCTGCTCTGCCGTGTTGAGCACCAGCCGGCCCTCACGGTTCAAGGGCTCCAGGTGCGCCTCGATGCGGGTGGCCTTGTCGCCCTTGTCGCGGGTGTCCGGGGTGACGGACAGCTCGATGCCGGTACGCTTCCGGTGCTCGGCGATGGCAGGCTTGAAGACCTGCTGGAAGACAGGATCCTGAAGGGAGTTGTTTTCCTGGTATATATATACGGGCTTGCCGGTTTTCATCCTCGCTTGCTGAAGGAGCGTGAAATAGTGGCTGACGAACTCGGCGGTGGTCATCTTGCCGAGATATCCCTTGATGACGTACAGCACGTGGTCTATCTTGCCGAGCAGGAACATCGCCTTCTGAGACCCCTTCCTGTTTTTGGCTATGCCTTTCGCTTCGCTGGTGGTGGGGTCGGCGTAGATCATCAGGAACGGGAATCGGGACAGCGGTGGCACCTTGCCCCATTTGACGGACGGGAAGATCTTCCCTTCGGTGATAGGGTTGTTGAAATACTCGCCCTGCTGCGTCCGGGTGCTGATCTTGGAGAGGGTCGCGTCGATCATCTCCTCCGTATTCTTTTCGGGCCATGTGCTCTTGCCGTGTTCATCGCGGATGTTCACCACGTCGTGGTGGTCCGCCATCTTTGCCGCCCTGGTGATGCAGCAGTCCTCGGCTATGATGTTGCCGCACCAGATGATGAGGGTGGGCACAGAGATGGAGCGTGTCGGGTACACGGCCTTTTCCCACCAGTTCCATCGTTTGTCGAGCACGTCAATGTTCTGGCAAGCCTCGTCATCGTCGAAGTCATCCTGGTAGAGCAGGTCCGGGCGGACATCCTCGTTTCTTAGGCCGCGGGGTTTGTTGCCGGCGCCGACGGCAAGGAACATCGCCCCGCACTGGGTCTTGAAGCATTTCTCCTCCCAATCCCCGAGGACCTTCTGTTCCCCGTAGTACTGTATGATGCGGCGGTTGGCTTCGAAGTTCGCCCGGAATGGCGCCAGCAGACGTATCGCGGCATCCTCCGTCGCGGAGCACAGGAGGATCATCTTACGGCGTCCCGTCAATACCAGGAAGATGATGATCATCATCACGATCGTACTCTTAGCCAGCTCGCGTGACCATGAAAGCACCTCATACCATTCATCGTGGCTGAGGATCCTGTTTATCGCCTTGATGTGGAACTTCGCGAAAGGGGCCTTGGCGTATCGGGGGAAAAAGAACTTCATCCATTCTAAGGGATGGGCCTCGAGGTATCGCCGGTGTTTCTCGATATCCGCCTGGGACATCGATTCGTCGATCGGTGTATCATTGTACACCGACTGTTTCAGTTCCTCCCAAAACTTGAGGGCTTCTCTGGTCTTCTGGTCCATTACAACAGGGATTTGATGAATTTGTCATAGAGGCCGACGAAAGTTTTTGTCATCTCCAGATCCACGGGACGGAGCCAGTTGATGAACTTGTTCCCGGCACTGACGATATCCTGGATGCCGACATCCTTCTCGAGCTTGTTGATGGCGTCGGTAATCTTGTTGATGGTGTCTGCCTCGCGCGGCGTCGGGTATTTCGGCCCATCATCTGGATTCCGCTCGCTGATGACGCGGTTTATCTCGGCAATCTGGCGGTGGAAGTTCTTGATCTGTTCTTCCCTGGTCATCGTCAGCGAGACCTTCATCTCCTCCCATTTGTCCGCCTTTGCCCAGCGGATGACCGTCTGGCGGGACACGCCGACGGCGTCGGCGATCTCCTGCTGCGTGCGGTTCTCGTGGATGAACATCGACCGCGCCCACTGGCGGGTACTGTCTGATTTGTTGTTGCCCATTTCCTCTTTGCTTATTAATCACGTGCAAAAATGACCGAATCCTCAAAGGGGAGCAAATCCGGGTTTTATGATGCAGCTGAAAAGTTGCATCATGCGGTTTTACAGGCGCATCATAAATCCCTGATTTTCAGAAGCCGAAATCACTCCACAATTTTGCGCAAAACAGCGCGAGAAATGAAAAATGTATTCGATATCATAGCGAACCCGGACCGTCGCAGCTGCACCATCCTCCTCTACGGGGAGATTGGTGACTACGCCGAGGTGACGGCATCGGACATCCTGACCCAGATCATGGACGCCGAGGCCCGATACGAGCGCATCGACATCCGGATCAACAGTGTCGGCGGGCAGGTCAGCACCGGCATCGCCATCTTCAACGCCCTGAAGGCGTCCAAATCCGAAATCACCATCTACATCGACTGCCTGGCTGCCAGCACGGCCTCCTTTATCGCTTCGTGCGGACGCACGGTGAAGATGAGCCGCTATGCCCGGCTGATGATCCACAAGCCGACGGGCGGCGTGTGGGGCAACGCCGATGAGATCAAGAACTATATGGAGCAGCTGCAGCGCATCGAGGACACCATCTGCGACATCTATGCGCAGCGCACGAAACTGCCCGTCGAGGAGATCAAGGCCACGTATATGGATGGCAAGGATCACTGGCTGAATGCCGAGGAGGCAGTCCGCCTGGGCTTCGCCGATGAGGTGTATGACGATATGCCCGCCAGCTTCGAGGATACCCTGTCCCTCGACCAGCGATGCGACCTCTTCACCGACCTCTATGCCGGAACTTTCAACCAAAAAACCAATATCAACATGTTCGACAGAATCAAAAAGATGCAGCAGTTCAGCGATTGCGCTGACGAGGCTGCCGTAATGGCCCGGCTTGCCGAGATCTGCAAGAAGGCCGAAGCGCACGACTCTCTCCAGTCCAAGGTCACCGCACTCGAGGCGAAGGTCTCGGAATACGAGAAGAAAGAGAAGGCCGCCAAGGACGCGGCCATCGCCGCCGAAGTGGACGCTGCCGTCAAGGACGGCCGCATCGACGAGACCCT